CATAATAACTTAATCCTTATAATTAATTAGAATTTGCAACGAGATTATCGTCAGCACCTGCAGGACTTGCTGGTGATTGCATATCATCGCGGCGAGTTCTACGAGCTTGATTACGCTGTAATTCAAGAAGTTGAGAATATTGTTGCTGATACACTCCCGCAGTTGTATAATCTTTTTGAAACATAGAAGCTTCAATCATACATGCATTAAATAAAAGATCATAACAATAATCACTAAAGTAATTTGTCGGTGCTGCTGAAGTAAGGGCAGTAGGATTTGCTACATAAACTACTTCTGCATCATATGTAGAAGCTGCTGTAGGGGCTATAAGCACTGTTGAGTTATTCCGACGCCCGTAATAAATAGGTTCGCCTGTAGAAGCACTTACAGGCCAGTAATCATTAATATATTCATCTGTACGCATAAGCAGATTAATTTTTGTACCATTGCTAACAAAATTAAAATTCTTTACAATGCGTGTACCAGTTGGTAGTGTGATTTTATTAGTTCCAGCAGGGATAGCTACAGAAGTATAATATACTAATCCATAATCATCTAGGTCTTTAACCAAGCGTTCTTCTGCTCTATTCGTCATATTCGGAATAAAGTTGAGGAACTCAGTGCTGTCATTTTCTGTAGCAGCGATTAGTTCATTGACCAGATAAGTATAATTAGCCATAAAAGATAGCTACCGTAGAACCAACAGTAGGAGCAGAAACTTTTACTGTGCCGTTCATTTTAATGCCTAAATCAGCAAAGAAAATCTGAGAAGCATCAGTTGCAGTTGTCATAGCAAATTTAATATTATTACCTTTAATAGTGCCGTAAATATCTGTTGATGTTCCAGTGATTAAGAAAGTTCCTATTCCTGTAGCATATACAGATCGGATACGGGTATCGGCAAGAGTTACACTTGCTGTCACATCGAGAACTGCACCACTTCCTACAATGTATCCTTCACGAAGAGTTGTTGTCATTTCAGCCTCTTTAAATTTTTAAAGTATTGATACTTAAAGTATTATAACACTAACGTTATAAATAAAAAAGGCAAAGGAGTGTAAAAAGAATTTCTTCCTTCTACACCCCCATGCCTTAGTCTAGTTCAACAGATTCTTAGGAGGAACCTGAAGCACCGTAAAAGCCACGCCAATCGGACCAGCCGAAGCTGTACCGTTCACGAGCTTTGTATCGTAGATTTCCTGTGTCGAAATCTGGTTCCATCTTTGTTGATAGAGGCGCACGAACAAACATCTTAGTACCGTTAGGAACATCTGTCTTAAGATACCAAGCGTTTGTGTCGGTGAAGCGACGATTAACAAAGAAACCACCCGGAACTAGACCCTGATTACGTACAGAGTTTAGTGCATTCTGGTTGGTTGCGCCATTAGCAGCAGTTGTTGGGTTTACACCAATAACTGTTGTCATCTGACTGTTTAGAATCTGATCTGCTGTAAAGGCAAGATCAGAAGGAACGTGAAGCGACTCAGCCTGTGCACCAATAAGAATGCCACGATCATCTTGAGTTTTTGAGATTGTAATAAGAGCAGTCTCAAGTGAAGCTTCAGATAGATCAGTAGCACCTAGGGTGTTGGACTGATTGCCATCACCTACTGTAGGATGCGTTGCAGCGAATAGTGCAACACCATCTCCACCAAGATAAGCAGTATTAAAGCCGTTGTTAAAAACGTCAGCAGCTTTTACTTGCTTGGTGTTTGCCATAGCACGGGCAAGGCCACGTGCACGAAGTTTGGCAAAGGTGTCATAGAGGTTGTCTTCCATAGCTTCTTCAGTAACAGCAAATGCAAGAGCGACTGTTTCTGCTGTGTAACGAGCAGTATAGCCTTCCTGTGCATCATCATACTGAACTGCAGCGCCTTCACCCTTTACAGGTGCAGTGCCAAAGCCGGTGAATAGAACTTCTTCTTCAAACGCACGATCTGAGTTTTCAATTTCGTAAAGTGGTTCATGTTCGTTGTCCACATCACCGTATTCAATACCAAAGATTGCATTTAGACCGGGAAGAAGTTCCTTCGCAATACTTGCGCGATTAATAGCCATTATTTAAACTCCTTTTCTTAACCAGCAGGTGGTGCAGAAGTACCCGCACAAACATAAGCATCATAGTGACGTACTAGACGTACTTCGAGCTTAGGGAATGCGCGTTCTGCTGCAACATCAATATTATTACCGGGAATATCAATAACAGAAATTGGCCGAATCATAGCACTTGCGGTTGTGCGAGTAGCTGCTTTAAGACCATAACCTGAACGACCTGTAACAGTCGAGCCACTACCGAGAGTGACATTAAAATTGAATCCACCGTTAATATCGCCAATTGAAACTGAAGAATCAGCTTGAATTTCAAAAGTGGCTTGAGGATCGTCAACAACCATTGCTTTTGCATCGGTTGCGGAAAGGGCGGCAGTCCAGAAGTTGGACCACTTAGGCTCTCCATTTTCTACATAACGACAACCAGTGAATACACCGATTGCTTTCTGCGTAATTGTAACTAGAGCTACGACATAACCGCCTGATTGGCAAACAATATCACCATTATACAGGGCAGGAGTTGTACCTGAAGCGATTGGGTATTCATTCATACCGGAACCGTTAGGTGCACCACCGCGTCGGCGGGAAGGGCGTAGTCCGTCAAGTGCTTTAGTAGTAGTCATATTACACTTTCCTTTCTATGCTATATACAAGACGTGTACACTAGAAGTCTTTATGTAGTTTAACAAACTTTCTGATTAATCTTGAAATTTAGCTTGTTTACCACGACTTACTTGTGTACGACTATTATTAGAAATCGGCATACGAGAATCTGAACTACTCATTAGCTGGGCATTAACTGCTTCAACCATATCTCGGCTGCGTCCTTCATAAAATTCTTGACGAGATTTTGCAAGTTCTTTAGGCATTTTTGCTAAAGCCAAGTCGCCACGACAGACTGCACCTGCATATCGTCCTCCTTCTCTCACGTCAGAAGATTGTAACATTTCAGGAACTTCCTCAGATTGTACAAACTCCCATCCTTCTGCAGTACGCTTACCTACATTCTGGTAATCTTCTTGATTACGTAGAGTAATGCGAATCCACCGTAGAGCCATGCCTTCATTAGCAAGACGCTTAGTTACAGAAGATGGAATTTCTAGCCAATTAGGCTCTTCAAATGTTGTACGACGCTGTGAAACTTCTCTGTTTTCGTCACTACGTGATGTATTTCGTGTTGTCATTGTATTTCCTTCCACGCTTAATTATCATAAATTTCTGTATATTCGCCTTGAGCATTATCTGCCTTTAGCTTTTCTGCAGCAAATTTTTCAAGTGGTATACCCCATTGGTTAGCTCGTCGAACATCTTCTTGTGTCAGTTTGACGCGATTACTTCGTGAGGTTTGCGGTGTGCGTGATGCACCTGCAACTACTTGAGCAGAATTTGACGGTGTATCCTGCAACCGTGGTGTCGTTGCTTCCTGCTGTACGACAGGAGCATCTTCATACTTATGAGGGAATTGGCTACGTAGCTTATTATCAATAGCCTCATAAAAGTCATCGTCAGATGGATCGTAACCTTCTGACTTTAGTTCTGAATCTACAGCTAATGCTGCTGCAGTCATGATCTGGTCATTGCCAAACCAAGAATTTTTACTAGCCCATTCCACAGCCTTTGGATCGTACTGTGGTGTTTGCTGTGGAGCTACATGCTGTTCTGGTGCTTGACCAACAGCTTCAAGACGTGAATTATAATCTTCCCACGCACGTTTCTGCTGATCAACTACTGTAGACTCTGCATAAGCCTTAGACATTTCTTCTTGGGCTTCAAGCATACGTTCTGAATCACCAGAATCTGCCGCTTGTTTATAAATTTCTCTAGCTTTTTCAATACGACTGGTAATCTGACCTTCCGTACTGTCAATATTACTTCTAAGACTAGAAGATAACTCTTTATCTCTTGTTTGAACGGAACTACGAAGATTAGTTACTTCTGAACGAAGCTTTTCAATTTCTTCTTCACGCTCTTTACGCTGCCGAATAAGCTGTTTAATACGCTTTTCAGCACCCTTTGTTTTAATTCCATCCAGTTCTTCTGGCTGGTCTACGTCTGATTCTTGTTTATTATCTAATTTTTCTTCTTCTACACGAACCTGACGCTGTGGTTCCTCCTTAGATGCAACTTTAACTTCTTCTTCTTCTTTTTCAATTTCAAACTCTACTTTTGAACTAGAAGAATCATCAGAATTACCCGCTACATCAATGGTTGACCATTCTGATAGGTCTACTTCTGTATCTGTTTCACTCATTTCTTTTATTTCCTTCTCGCTAGTTGCGAATCTAACGTTTACGACTTTACTTAATTTATTATATATTACTTATTTTAATTAGACAAATTAAATGTAGGGTCAAGATCACTAGGTTTACCAACCTTCATAATAATTTGATCATCAAATAATAGTAAAAGCTTAACACCTTTGTAGACAAACTTCTGTCCAATTAGCTTTCCGTAGGATACATAATCTCCTTCGACACACCAAGCACCATTAGGGAACTTTTCTTTATCGGCATAAGCTAGATCACCAAGTTTAAGAACCTTACCTACTGTAGTAAGATAAGCAATATCAGACCTAGTTGACTCAGGAAGAATAATGCCTCCCTTTGTTTCACTCTTAATTGAAACTGGCTTAACTAAAACATGATAACCCGGCAGTCCCGGCATATCCTTTTTTTTAATTTCGTTGGCACCTTCATCTGAAACCCATTCAGAATTGGAGATTGACTTGCCCATTGAGGCTACTTGCATTTATTTTATTCCTCTTCACTGTAAATTCTAGTTTTAACTATATTGATGAGATTATCCTTTGATAATTCAATCCCCTCAATTCTACCGACTATCTGTTTATAATCAGCATAACTTGAAGCAGTGCCGTATGCAAGTAAATTTTTTAGTTCTTCTATTTGTTTATCGTATTCTTTAGATACTTCTTCATAAATATTCATTTAGTTACTGTTTATTACTTTCTTTTACAAAAGCTGTTACCATATCAGCCGCCTTAAGCATCTTAGTAGTATCTGCTGATCCTTGAGATTTTGCTAAGTCCATAATGGCATCCAAAGCTGCAATAGCTTTCTTTGCATTACGATCTTTTTCTTTTTCTTCGGAATTAGAGGAAACTTTAATGCCCTCTTTCATCATGTCAATTTGAAGTTGAGCTTCCTTAATATCAAGCTCACGGTTCTTCATAGCAGCTTCGACACTTTCTTTAGCCGTCTGTGCTTGAATCTTAGCTTGTTCAATTTGAACACGCTGCTGTTCAATATTAACCATCTGTGCTTCAGGTGAACCTGCTTGTTGCATTTGTGCTGCCGCCTGATTAGCTTGAGCAACCTGCTGTGCAGCCATAGCCATAACTTGTTCCATGACTTGTGGATCATTAGGATCAACCTGCCCTGAAGCAATAGCTGCTGGACCCTGCTGCTCAATAATCTGTGCTGCTGTGCCTTGTACTTGTTCCTGATATTTCATAATTATATGCTCTTGCATATTAGCTTCAATAACTGGAGCAATCCGCTGCATCAAAGGGTTCTTGCCATTTTGAGGGTCTTGCATATAAGCTGTTTTAGCTTGGATATGTGCTTCATGATTTTGACCCATGAATGCTTTAATGGGAAGTCCTTTAACTGCCGCCATGATATCCGAAATAGGATCAAGAGGAATAGGCGAAGGCTTACGAGGCATGATTTTATCTAAGTTAGGTACATTAGCCGTCATAAGAATAGAGCGATTAAGTTCTTCCATATCAAACATACCGGGAGGAGACTGCTGTGCTAATTGCAGCGCCATCTGAGACATCATCATCCGATGTGCGTTAGAGGGAATATTAGGATCAGAAACTGGAAGGATATCAATCCGACCATCAAAATCTTCCTTATAGATTTTTAGGGTATGTTCTGGAAGATCACAAATAGACTCTTCTGGAAGGTATTCGTAGTTAATACGACCCAGAATTTTAAATTCATTCCTTTGTGCGTGATGAAGACGTTTATGAATAGCAGAAAAGAATTTACTACTTGCTTCTAAAAGAGCCATAGTTGTTCCTACAGGACCATAACTGGCTCCATCAGAAATAACTTGCTCTGTACTATCCGCAAACTTCTGTGCTGCATTAGAAACAAATCCTAGCATCTGGAATAAAGTTTGTGATGGTTCTTTATAAGGAAGAGGAATGATCATTTTAGAAAGATCATTACCTACAGCCTCTACTTCTTTCCACTCGCCCGGTGCAATGGGGTCATTATCACCTACCATACGTAGACCTTTGGCCTTAAAACCGCCGGGTAAGTTAGCAAATTGACCTGCATCAACTAAGCCACGCATTGCTGCTGTAGCTGTCATTGTTAGGTTTCCGAGAAAGTGGATTAAACCCAAGCCATAGAAACCAAAGCCGGGAACAAAGCGATAATGAGTAAAGAAAATTTTCTTTTCTCTCCGCTTATCTGTAATGTCGTAGTTACGACGAATAGATAGTACTTTACGCGACTGCTTTTCAATAGTCACGATATAAGGTAGAGACAGA